CGGATGCATAAGGATATTGTGTTCTGCTTGAAATACGAACATGAAGTTAAAAGTACCAGAAATACCAAGAGGCATACCATCACTGAAGCTCCCCTGTCCAAAAGGATAGACAAGAAATACTGCAAGTGCAGCTGATACTGGGGCTGAGTAAGCTACGCATATCCAAGGTCTCATCCCTAGTCTATAACTAAGTTCCCATTGGCGTCCCATGTAAGATGCTGCACCGATAAGGAAGTGAAAGATGATAAGCTGGTATGGCCCTCCGTTATAGAGCCATTCGTCAAGTGTTGCTGCTTCCCAGATGGGATAGAAATGTAGTCCGATTGCGTTTGAGGAGGGTACGACCGCTCCAGATATGATGTTGTTTCCATAGATTAAGGAGCCAGAAACTGGTTCACGTATGCCATCTATGTCCACAGGAGGTGCAGCAATAAAGGCGAGTATAAAGCATGTTGTAGCAGCTAGTAAGCAAGGTATCATTAGCACTCCGAACCATCCTACGTATAGGCGGTTGTCTGTACTCGTGACCCACTTACAAAATTCCTGCCAATTAGTATTTGGTTTTGATTTTGATAATGTAATTGCAGCCATTTAAAAAATTCCTGGGATTATGTTCCCTGTAAATATATAAGATCCAAGAGCAGCAACGAAGCCAATCATGGCTAGTCTACCGTTAGTCTCTTCGGCATTGTGCCAGTAGTGATTTTTGTGATGTGTCATTATAGGTCTTGGTGGTGTTTCGTTTGGAAACATGTTGTCGAGTGGTGTCATTGTGTTTAGGTAAATTGTTCCAGTGGCGTATTACGCCTGAGCAAATAAACAGGTTAGTTATTAGTGTGAGGTATATATAGAGGTCTTTCAACTATCTCTTTTTTTTAGCGGTCTTTGCTGAACGTTTAAAATTCTTAGCAGTGGGAGCACCTTTACTCCCGACCTTCCTCATCTTCTCACCAGAGCCAGCGGCTATCCGCTTACGCTTGGCGTGAATGTTTGCATAGAGTCCTCGTTTAGCCATTACTTTCTTTTGCCTCCGTGTTTACATCCACATTTCTTTTTACTTTTGTACGCCATTAGCATTTCCATTTACGTAGTGCCAAAGCTTTACGGGTTGGCTTACCGTTAGGTTTTTTCATTGGCCCCTTAACTCCACTCATACGAGCACAGAAGGAACGCTTACGAGCACCACCTTGAGGTTGTGGAGCTTTTAGATTTGAGCCAGTAGCTTTATTATATTTTTTTCTACCAGCTGCTGTCAGTCCACCAGTACGGGACTTGTGCTTTCCCATCTTGAGACTGACATTCTTTTTTTTGACAGCCATTTGTTTTATGGTTTAAATTCTTTACCAACTCCAGCCTGTACACATTTACCATCCTTCATGTAAAAACCACTAGGGCATGATTTTTGGACGTTGACTGAGTTAACTTTTTTACCAGATCCTCTTTTGTTCATTTCTTTTTATTACCTAAGATTTTTTTACGTACAGCTGCAGGTAGCTTTGACATACCTTTGCTCATTTTCTTAGCAGGTCTACCTTTCTTACTTCCGTAAGTTCCTTTTCCCATCGGCATTTTTTAGCTCCTATACTTTTAAGTTTGATGCGGATAATTTTCTGATGACATCATCTCTGAACGCTTCATCATTAGTGTATTCTGGTTTGTTCATATCTCTTACAACTTCTGCCATACTTCTATATGAATCTTGTGCTGATTGTTTCCCTGTAATAATTTTAGAGTCACGACCATTAGCGTCTTCGTATTGTCCCATTAATGCCTTTACTGCAAATTTAATAGCTGATTTATTACCTGTAGCTAACACGTCATCATAGTTTTTTATGTCTTCTTGCTGCAGATTGTTAGAAGCCCAGTCCATAAGAGATTGATAACCCTCTTCACCATTAGCTATACCTTTAATCTCACTAACCTCTGTATCATTTAATGTGGGTTGTGGAGGTTGAAAACCTAGTTCATCACGTACACCTTTAAGGTATGAGTTAACTAACTCTTTGGTTAAACCAGCAGTACCAAGTTTGTCATACATTTCGTCAGACAAAGTACCGTTGTTTTCTTCAAAGTGTTTGTTCATTGCAAACGGATCTATACCGTTGTCTTTAAACACATTACCTAGTTGTTCTCCATACACTTCGTTAGCTGTTTCATAATTAACAGAGTCATCATCATTATAAAATTGATATTCTGTTGTTGGTTCGGCAGCGTCTTCAGTTGTACTTGTGGGAGTTTCACCTAGTTTCTTTTGCAGTTCAATATACGCTGCCTCTAACTCTTCGGCACTTTTATACTTACCAGCAAGCATGTTATCCTGCTTTGCCATAAGATCTTCACCTATTCGTAAAGATTCAGCTTCTTTTTCTGCGATTGCTTGTGCTGCTACGGGATCATCTGACGTGTCGTAGCGGATTGTTTCTGCCATAATTACTATTGTTGTGGTACATTTCCAGGGGCTACCATTGAGTTAACTGCCTCAACTACCTCTGGATTTTTTTGTGGATCCATTAAAGGAGTGCCAGCAAGTTGTCCAGCTTGTTCAGTCAGAGACTGCATTTGCTGTGCTTGCATTGCTTGCTGTTGTTCTTGATTACGTTCTTCCATGCTCTTAACAAGGTTGAGTATGTCAATACCTTGTGCAGCTGCAAGACGTTTAATAGCTTCGTCAGCATTAAGATACTGAGCTAAAGCCTCTGGCCCCATAGTTTGTGCTATGGTTGTTATAAATTGTACAAGTGCTTCTCTATCTTGTCCTCTACCAAGTGCATTAATACCTGCAACTATAGTAGGCTTGACTAAATTAGATGGTACACTAGGTATCTTCTTAGACTTAGTAAGAGTATGCATCTTACGATCTAAATAAGGTATTAGGAACTCTGTCGTGAGCAAGCTGAAGAGACCTCCGAGCTGCCTTTCTAGTTCCATCTGTGTCATTCTAACCTCTTCTGCTGTAGTCCTCTCTGACTGCCTTACAGACAGTACTAAGAAGGCTTCAGCTAATCTCTTCTCTAAAACATTAACAAGTTGAAATGCAGTTTGGAAGTCAGCAGTTTTACCTACTTGTATAACTCCAACATCATCTGGTCTGCCTTGTATGATTGCACCATTACCTGCGTTAGCAAGTGATGCTGGCTTTGTTGTAGCTGAAGGTGAGACCGTAAAGACAACTTTAGCTGCTGCTGCACTACCCTCAACGAGAGCTTGCATCAATGCCTCTAAAGATTTCAAGTCCCCAAGGAACTCTTCAACTCTAGAACGTCCGTAATCTTCTCCGTCCACAGTTACAAAACGTAATGGAAGCCAAGGAGATTTATTTAACGGAGCTTTACCTATACTATCTGGTAGTACAGTACCGTTTGCTTCTTGATACCAGTTCCAACCCTTGTCAGATCTTTTAACACAAGTATATACATCGACATCTTTTGTGCCACTGTAGTCACCTTGTTCATCATCGTTGGGTGTTTGTTTATCTACCTCTGGTAATCCTAATAACTTCTTACTGACTTTTTCTTTTGTGACTATTTCAATAACCTCACCATTACCGTCACGTTCTACACAATATCTGTTCAAAGGATATACTTTCATACCCTCTTTACCCATAAATAGTAAAGCGTTTCCTGTAACAACTAAATGTTTTAGGGCAGCAAAGATCTGTACTCTATCTGTAGAGGCAGCTATGCTTTCCATTATCATTCTTTCTATCTTAGCAAACGATAAGTCTAGTTCACTCTTTGCTTCGGCTGGTATCTCTACGCCTAACTTAGAATCATCTAACTGTAACTTAAAGAATGTCGTGCTAGGAGGTAGTAGCCCAAGCATTAGTTTAGAACTAAGCGTAGTCACACCTTTAGCCCCAACGCTCTGCCAGGGTGTCACGAATGATTGATAGTTGTTTGTTTCATTACGCATAATAAGTGTAGGAATAGTTAGTTCCGCACACTCATATGCAACTTCAAGGAATTGTTCACGGTGAGTCGATAGTTCATTATATCGTTGCCGTGCCTTTTTCATTAGTAGCTTCCTCCAGTGCCACCACCACCGCCTGTTGGGTTAACCCCTTGCGGTGTTTTAATACCTTGTAAACCACCAGTTGT